GGAATTCAAACCGGCGATTGTCGGCCAGGGCCGCGACGGTGGTATCCTTGACAAAGGAATTCATGGCCGTGGAGCCAAGGACCATCATGTCCGGCATGGTGCGGCCGTTGGCCCGGACCTTTGCACAACCCGCGTCGATATCGCCCAGGATATCCGCCGAGCCTCCGGCCCAGCTGGTCCCGACCGTTACGGTATGGGTAGAATTGCGGCGGAAATCATACTGCAGGTCCGTGTTCGTGGTCCCGAGGATCGCGTCCTGTTTGCCGGTCAAAACCGACTGAGCGGCCAGGACCTCGAAAAGGCGGACCTGGCGGCGGACGTTCTCATGATGGATCTTGAGAGCGTGATACCGGAGACGGTCCATCCGGGTCATGCGGTCATAGGGATTTTCCCCTGCCACGCGATTGAGGAGAATGTCGCCGGTAATATCGCCCTCCTCCTCGCTCAGGGGGTACTTGCGGGAAAACACGCTCTTGAGTTCCGAGCGGACGTTTTTCTGCAGGCTCCCCAGGCTGCGGGAAACGGTCCCGCGGGGAATCAGGGCGGCCAGGCGCTCGTTACCGCGGATAATGTCAATATCCACGGCGTTGCTGTCCGGGCTGAAAATGGTTTCAGACCCGTTGGCGGTGGCGCCAAAGAACGCTTGAAAGCCGGTGGAGACGCTGACGATCTGTTTTTCGTCAAACGCCCCGGCCATGAAGCGGCTGAAAAGGTCTTGCGGTGCGGGGGTGCTCATGTCGTCATGCCTCCTTAATTTTCGTAGCCGTCAATGTCGATCGTTTCCTCGACAAAGATACCGAAGCGCTCCAGGTCGTCCCGGACGGTCCGGGCGTTGACGGTGGTAGCGCCTACCACGGTCCCGAGGGTTTTGCTGTTCTCGATAACGAGCTGTTGCCCGTCGATCGTGCAAGACCCGCCGACCAGAATAGGAGCCCCGACAACGTCCCCGGCTACCAGGTCCGCGGCCGCGACGGCGTCCCCGACGTAAACGCCGCGGGCGGTTGCTGCCCCGGTGGTTGCCGTTTCGTCGGTAAAGGGGACCCATTTACCGGAGGCGGCGACTTTTGCCATAAGAGTACCGAACGCCAGGGGGGTAGCCCGGCCGGCGTCCTGCAGGAGCGTTTCGTTATCCTTGATCAGGGATTGCCCCGACAGGATAAACGCCAGACTTGCCAGGTTGGAGCTGTTTTGTACGGCCATGGCTTAATTACCCCCTTTCATGCGGGCGATTTCGGCGTCCAGGTCGTCCTGAGAAGCCACAACGGCGCCCGGTTCGCGGGTTTTCTGCTGCTGGCCGGGGGTTTCTTTCTTCGCCTCGCTTTCCTCCTGAGCGGCGGAAGCGCTGCGCTCCTCCCGGACGGCGTCAACGGCGGCGACGGCGGCGTCAAATGCGTCGATAGACTTGTCGCCTTTCAGAGCGGAAACGGCAATTTCCTTGACCTTGTCGCCGTATTCCTTGGACGCCAGGACAGGCGCCACGCGGTTGATAGTCGCCTGTACGGCGGACTTTCCGGCCGTTTCCCCCTCAGCCCGGGCCGCCGCCAAATTGGCGTCATATTCGGCTTTCGCTGCGGGGTTTGCGGCCAACAGTTCGGACAGCTTCATCTGTTGTACCTCCCTTGTGGTTTTTCCCGCTGCTGCGGGGGGTTGAGTTCCTTCTTCTTCGTTCTCCGGCATTTCTTCCGGCTCCTCCCCCGGCGGTACTTCGTCCATCGGGGGCGTATCGTCAACGGCATCGATCATGCCGGCGGCTTGCGCTTTGGCGGCTATCACGACGCCCCCGCGGCCAAAATCCGCGTCGACGACGTCAGCCGTAACCCCGCGGCCAGTAGCTACGCGGCGGACAAAAATTTCATGCAGGGCGTCCAGCTCCTCGACGTATTTATCCCGCCCGGCTTTGGTCTTGATATCGGGCCGCTTGTCGGGGGCGTCCGTGCTGGTCAGGACGTACCGCTTGACGCCGCGGGCCTCGTCCTGCTTTGAGAAGTCCACAAGCTCACAGGCCACGCCGATAGAGCCGACAAAGTCCGTCGGGGACGTGCAGACGATCCGGTCCAGCTGGGAGGCCAGCCAATAGCAAGCGCTGGCGCACATGCCGACGATATGGCCCTCCGTCGGTTTTTTGAGGGAGGCCAGAACGCGGGCGCAATTATCGACGCCGGTAACGGTCCCCCCGCCGGAGGCCATACGAAAGACGATTTTTTTAACGTAGGGGTCAGAGTCCGCGGCCAGGGCTGCGGCGGTAATAAATCCGTAGGTGGTAACGTCGCTGAAAAACCCGTCGCAAATATCGACCTCAGCGGTCAATTTTCCGCTGACCGGAATAACGGCCGTCCCTTCGGCGTTTACCGTGTAGAGGTCCCGGGGGTTGCAATCGTCGGAGACGTCATAAACGACGGCCGCCTCCATGATTTCAGCCCGGGCGGCCTGGCGGGCCTCCGCGGTCATGGTCTGCGCTACCGCCAGCAATTCCTGTTTGGTTTCCAGGAACCGGGCAAGCGTTTTTTCTTCCATGGCATGAAAAAGAGTTTTCATAATGCCGTCACCTTAATATGAGCGGGTTACCGTGTCAAACACTAATTTCTTTAGGCCATTCTCCGGTTTCTATCATTTCCGCCAAACGGTCAACCCGGTCCCGGCGTTTACCCGGCCCGTCCCCTACCTGGTACGCCCAGCGGCTTTTGAACATTTCCCGGGAGTCCCCCGTAAAACCGCCCTCCTGCAGGTCCCGAAGAAATCCTTTAAAACGAAACAGACCCCAGACGCCCATATTAAAAGCCATGTCCACAAGGACGGCCTGGCGGACCTCGTCCAGCTCCTCGACCCACGGCGCCCGGCGGGGGATTTCCTCGACCACGTCCCGGAGGTCGTCGGTCAATATTTCCATGGCCCGCTCACGGGTAATTTTTGACCCGCGGGAAAGCCCGGGAATCGGCCGCGCCTCGAGGTTATGGCCGACGCCGATTGTCAGCTTTCCAGCCGGGCAAAGGTACGTCTCGAGCCTCAAACCTTCATGGAGGATCAAAAGGGCATGCAATTTTTTATTGTCCGGAGAAATCACTTTACGGCCCCCCTTTTATTTTGGTAACGATCCCGACCCAAAGAGCGCCGGCCAGGGCAAGCGCAACCACCCCCGCAAAAGCCCAGCTGCTACGGTCCGCGAATCTCCGGAGGCGTTTACCGAATCGCAAATCCTCCCGGAAGGTTTCCACGGATTCCGGGCTGTCCACGTCAACCCCCAGGATTGCAAAGGTCTTGCGGACCGCCCGATCAGCGGCGGCGTTTGCAAATTCACAGCCCGTGCTATGCGGAGAGTCACAGGTATTTTCCCGGCGTCCTGCTGTCATTTATCGCTGTCCTCCTGGCTACCGTCAGCGGGCGCCGGCATGGTGCTAGGCGGCCACGGGGCGACGGGGAAATTTTCATACAGGGACCGGTTTTTCTCGAGGTTTGCGGCCGCGGAGCTCCCGTTATGGTCGCGGGCTTCGCGCTCGAGATTGGTAACCCCAATTTCAATATTTTTCCGGCGGGCGTCCGCGGTCTTGCTGGGGTCGATATCCGGCGGAGGCGGTCCGATCCAATTACAATTGAGCCAGGCGGCCCGGAGGCGGGGGTCCGTCCAACCCGGCGCCGAGACGCGGCCGGCGGCGATTTCTCCCGAAAGCCACATTTCGACCACGGGGTCCAGGTAATCGCTTGCCATTTCTCCGCGCCAAATGAGACAGACCCGCCAAAAAAGCAAAAGGGTTGCCCGGCTGGCGCTGTAATTCTGGCCGAATTTCATAAGGACGACCTCGAGCGGAATGCTCAGGGAGGCCGAAAGGTGGCCCGCGAAGGAATCGACAAACGTATCGAACGAGTCCCCCGGGGCCGTGTTTGGCATAAATTTTATGGTTGAGCCCTTCGTCAGGTTCGTAATGAACATGCTTCCGGGGGTGTCCGTTGTCGCTTCGGGGACCTGGTAACATTCGACCCGCTGCAGGCTTTCCGCGGTTACGTTTTGAGCCGTGGCCGCCGGTATGGGGTCCGCCCCGAATTGCTCCGCGGCCGGTCCGGCGCCCTGATTGGTCAGCATGCCCTCAAAGGGATTGCTGGCGTCCTCGTCCTTCGAAGGTTCGACAAAGCCGACGATATTTGACTGATTGATTGCCTTTTTTATCGCGGCGGCCGAAAAGTCGGTTATGTTCTCGAGCTCTTGGATCGCATGCGATAGGCGGGAAAAGCCGCGGCCCTGGCCGGCGTATTCCGGGCGGTAGCCATGGAGCATAAACAGGCGGCCGGATTTCTCGCCACGGGCGGGAATATCCACGGGGTTATATTGGCCTTTTTCGTCCCGGACCCAAACGGTAAAACTGACCTCCCGGCCCCGGGCGTCCCGCTTGATTCCGTCATTTCGGGATTGAAAGCCGTAGGTCGTCGTATAGGCGTCCCCGCGGATCTGGTCCGGGTCGATAAATTCAAACTGCAGGGGGTTTTGCAAGCCCTTGTCCGGCGAATAGTAGAGGCGGACGAAAATGTCCCCGTCCCGCTGCTGCCAATGGGCGTAAAGGTTTTGCGATTGGTAGAAGGTCAGGACCTCGCTACGGTGCTGACGTTTGCTTTTGGCCCACAGGTCGAAACGAGCCTCGACGTCCCGCGCCCAGGCGCTTGCCTCCTCCCGGGTAATCCCCAAGAGCTCGACTTTTGGCGCCAGCTCGAGCCGGAGGCCGTTGTCGGCCACAGTATCCGCGAAGCGTTCAACGATCGCCCGGGCCTGGACGTTTTCCCGCATGGCTACGCGGGCATTTTGGCGGGCGGTATGGTGGTGGACGGCGGTAGGGGAACCGGACGCCGACAAGCCGGCGGGC